CCCTGCTTCTGAGGAACGTCCTCATTGCCCGCGTTGGCGAACATGCCCGCCTGATTCTGCCGGCCCTCCAAGCCGCACACGACAAGCACCGGAGCGCCGTCAGGCTCAAGCCGGATGCCATGCGCCGTGTCCACCGGTTTGCGCGGCACCACGATCACGCGGTCGTGGGAAAGCAGGTCGGTACGGTCGGCCAGCCGGTCGCTGTCCGAGAAGATCGGACTGTCAGCACCAGTCATGGCTAGCCTCCCCAGATGCGGGACAGGCCCATCACGACACTGCCCACCGGCTCGTCGTCGTCATCCCCGGCGAGCATGTCCTTCTCGGACTTCTTCAAGTACAGGGACGCGGAAGGAGTCGTATCAGGCGGCGTGGACTGTGGAGCCTCGTTCACATACGAGTACGAGCCGTCGTTCTCGCTGTGATACGGCTTATAGAGCGCCACGCGGGCGACCATCGACGACACGACGTACAACACCGTCTCATCATCGATGGCATGGCTCGCGTAACGCGCCTCAACGCCCGGCACCTGCCCGACGATAAGACGGCACGCTATGCGCGACTGCGCCGTAATCCACGACTCCGACAGGTCCTTGCCTATCGTCGCGGCCTTATCCGACTGGTAGAGGCGGAAGCCCGCGACGAAATCAAGAGCGTCGAACGCGGTCATAAGCCACCCCCTAGGTCAGAGGACAGTGGCCTTGAGCGTGCTGTCAGGCTGCGCCAGCACCGGCAGACCAGTGCCGTTCACATACAGGTCGTACGCGGGAACAGTGCCCGGCGTCTCCTGCATGACGCCCACAAGGCCGATGCCGTTCGGATTCGACACGATGCCGGTCTTCGCCTCGGCGGTCGGGCCGATGGCCGTAGCGCCGATGCCCGTATCGCCCAAGCCGGGCAGGAACAGCACCGTGTCATCCGGGAACATGTTCGGGATGCGAACCAGCTTGTTAGTCTGGAAGTACTGCTCGTACGCCTGATCGGCAAGCAGCACGCCGGAGATGTTCGCATACTCGTTGAGCAGTCCGAGCACGTCCGACTGCTTGATGCTGCCCGGCACGCCCGTGGTCTTCGCGAACAGGAGCTGGATGAGCTGCGCGTTCTGCGACAGGGCGGCCATGACGCGACGCGAGGTCACCATCACCGTGGGAGCCATGCCGTCATGAGCGGCGATAAGGTCCTGGAACTTCTTGATGTCGTCCACGGGCTTCGCGGCCGCATCGCCCCAATTCTTGACCAGACCAGTGTTCGGCACGTTCAGGTCGGCGGAGCGACCATAGTCGAAACTGCCGTTGACGCCGTTCTCGCTGATGGTCAACGCAGCATTCAGCGCGACCTGCGCCTTCGCCTTCTCAAGCATGAACGCGGTCTCCCGGCCCAGCTTGTCGAAGAACAGGGTCGCCTTGTCGGCAGTGAACGCCTTGTCGCCGTTCGTGGCGATATCGGCCTCGGTGATGCGGTGACGCTTGCCGAACGGCTGCATCTCCGTGTACTTGCGCTCACCCTTGCCATAGGTCTTCCCATAGGGGACCTCGGCGTCGAACGCGCGGAACACCGGGCCGTCGTCAAGCTGCTGGCGCAGGTTCGGAGTCCACGAGACGGTCAGATTGTCGGCGGTGATGCCCTGCGGCAGATTGTCCGCATTGGTGTTCGGCAGCACCTGATTGAACGGGAGCACGGCGCTAGCGCCATTGAACGCGCCCTGTACGATTCCGGTGGCAGCATCAGGGCTGATGATGTCGGAAACAGGCATACTCATAAATAGAGCCTTTCAAATAGGGAAGCCCCGCCACGCGGCGAGGCTAGGAAGCAAATAGGAATTCAGTGTCACGCCCTTGCCGGGCGCTGCGGTCAGGGCTGGGGGACAGGGACGGCCGGGGCGACGCTCAGCGCAGTGATGGGCGAACCATCCTGCGGATTGTCGGCGAACAGGCCATGCCACACCGCGCCGTCAACCGGCACGGGAAGCTTGGCGGTGTTGATGACGCCCATGTAGCGCATGCCGGCAGTGTTCGCAGCGGCCTTCAAGCCGGCGCGAGTGAACTGCACCGCGAACTGGGATTCGAGCACGCCCTCGATGGCGGTATTACGCCCATCGGTAGCAGCCGGATCATACGGCCCGTACTCGCCGGTATGCTCGCCCGTAGTGATGCGAGCCAGCGGGATGCCGGACTTCACGTAGCCGGTCGTGTCATCGTCCCCGAACGACGCGAAGTACTTGTCCTCGCCGGCCGTGAACGTGCTCACGTCCAGCGTGACGGACTGCACGCCGTCAGTGATCCGATTCACCAGCCACGACTGATCATCCTGGGGAGCGGAAAGATTATCGGTGAAAACACCCAAAGCACTCATTTAGAGTCCTTTCTCATTTGGAAGGCTTGTCATAGCGATGCAAGGCCTCCTCATACAATTTCTGTCGGTCGGAACTGCCCTTGGCGGGCGTGGATGGGTCGGGCTTGTTCGAACCGCCGCTACGGGCGAAGGGAAGAATGACATGCGTTCGAGCATCAGGCTCCGAATCATCAGTCTCACCGCCCGACTTGGCATTATGCGCGGCGAGCACTGCGCTGAACGCGTCGCCCCACTTGCGCACCTCGTCCGGTTCGGTGGACGAGCACAGCTTCAGATCATCGTCGCCAAGCTCGGGATGGGATATTCGCACATCCTTGAAAGCGTCGGCAAGATCACGGGCGGCAAGATTCGCCTGCAACTCTGCAATCTGAGTCTGCAGGTCATCGTCTGGATTAGCGTTCTTCAACGCCTTCGCCCGGCCCTCATGCTTGCGCGACTGGTGCTTCCAGTACGCGGCCTGCTGCTTATCGGTCATGTCCTCGACCTTCGTTTCGTCCGGATACCCGTACTCGTTGAGCGCAGTCTCCGAATCGGCGGAAGCCTTCTTCACGTCGAGCGGCGTAGGAGCAGCATTATTGCCCTCAGCGCCCGTGACGGTCTTCTCCTCGGGAGTCTCCGTGCCGGTCGGCTCGTTAGATTGTTCAGTAGACAATAGATGCCTCTTTCATCTCATGCGGCCATGTGGAGCATGGCGCGCAACTGCTTGGCGAACTGCAACTGGTAGCGGATCGCCGTTTTCAAACTCTTCGACGGGCGAATGTTCAGCTCGTCGTCATCCAACACGAGACGGTCGGACTGCCCTGACTCGTCAACCATCCGCATGATCTTCACCAGCCGTTCGGAACGCTCAAGCATCGATTCCAGCTCCATGCGCGCCGTATCGCGGTCAGGCTGCTTGTAATGCGCCTGGTTGAACTTCTGCGTAGGCGAATCGGCCTTGTACCCAGTGTCACGCGCCGTATGTCCATGCTCGTTGAGCACCGGGCCAAGCTCGCCATGCTGCGTGACCTGCACGCGCAGCTTGTACAAGCCTTCCGCGTCCGTGCCGCCAGCCTTCCGGTACAGCTTGTTCAGATCAAGATTGTTCAGGTAGGCTCCGGGATCATGGTCTCCAAGTATCGGCATCACCGTGCAATGGCACCGGTCATGCATCGGCTTCGGGCTGCTGATCTTGTACACCTGCGTGGCCGCGACAGCGCACAAGCCGCATGTTCCCGTCTTCGACAGCTCCGGGTGGATGACGCGACGGTAATACGTCACGCCGGCACGCTTGTACGTGGATCGCATCCCGTCCTCGCCAGCGCGAACCGCGTCGGCGTCCGTGACGGTCTCCAAACGGTTCTGCGCCGAATCAAGCCAGCTATTGACCAGCTTCCAGTCCGCCTCAGTGGGCTTCGGGAACGTCAACGGCTTCACGTCAGGCGACTGCATCGCCATATGCCGGTACTGCTCCACCGGCTTCAACGCGACCTTCCACGGATCCGTGTTCGCGCGGGTAGGCGCCCAGCTCAAATCGACCGGGTCCACCTTGCCGGAGCCGAGCAGCTTCAAGGTCTGCGTTCCAGTGGACTGTCCGAAGCGGCGCAAAGCCTGCGTTCGCACGATATCCCTGTAGGCCAGATTGCTCGCGAACCCCTGCGTCACGCCATCATTCCACCAGTCGGAAGGGGTGAGCGTGCTCCACATTCCCCACGCATCCCGCACGGCCTTCAAGGACTGCGAGGCGAGCACATTGTCGTACGCGTCAGACAAGCGTCCAAGCTGCGCGTATAGCCGGTCTGCCATCAGCCGCCATCCTGAGACGATGCTATGTCAGCGGCCACGATCTGATCCGCCTGCTCCGTAGAAGAAGACGAAGCATCAGACAGGCTCGCGGCATCGCTGTCATCCGCGCCGCTCGCACCATCCTGCAGAAGCTGCGCGTCCATCTGCTGCTGAGCCTCCAGCACCTCCTGCTGGTTCATGCCCAGCACCTTCGTCCAGATCGTCTCACGCGGCAGCACCGTCACCAACTGCGACGCATCCTGCGCAGGCTGCTCGAACTGGACAGGCTGAATAGGAAGCCACAACGTCTCGAACTCATTAGCATCAGCATTCCCGCTGCCGCTGATTCCCAACGCCATCTTCATGACAGCGACCAGCCCATCATCGGCACGGTCATTCAGATCCTCGGCCTTGAAAATCACGCTCTCGCGCTTCAAATCAGCGCCGGAAGCAGAACCGCCCACATCGCTGCTGTTGATGCCCAACGGGGTCATCGCCACATCGGCCAGCGCCTTCATGTCGCTGGTTATGACGCCATTCAATGGCGTGATGTCAACAGTCTTCGACTCCCACACGTCAACGCCTTCAGGAAGAAGCCACAACGCGGCCGGCGACTGCTCGAACATCTCCGACATGTCAATCGGATCGCCAGCCCGCTTCAAACCGGCAACGACGGCAGGATCATTCTCCTTGTACGTCGTACGCTTGAACCCTTTCAGCGCACGCTGGATGAACGCCTGCATCATCGTGATCGTCACACGGTCGAAAATCTGCTGATCGATACGATAGATCGACGCCAAATGCGCCTCGAACAAGCCCTTGCCGTCAGCCGTGCTGAAACGCCACAACGGCAACGTCTCATTAGCGAGCGCATACCCAAGACTCTCTCGCTCTTCGCCGTCCCACTGGAAATCATTGCCGAACTTGTATATTTTATCCGTCTCGCCATTGGCGAGCGCGTACACGCTATCGTCATCGCTCTCTTCGAGAATAGAACGGGTGTCTGATTCCGAATAGGCGATCTTGTAGTAGACGTTCGAAGGGTTCCCGTCACCATCTCGTTCCAGCCGGTACAGAGTGATAATGTCCCGCTTGGCTTCATCGTCGTATTGGTAAGTGATTGCTGAATCATGGCTGCTGTCCATAGCGCATTCCCACGGGGAGCCTACCGTTACCAGATCGGAGCCATGACCTTCGCTCACGAGCATGTAGGCTTCGCCGTACAGGTTGCGCAAGTGGAACAGGTTGCGGGCCTTGATGTTCATGTGGCATTGACGCCACATCTGGTCGGCTTCCGTGCTGCGCGTGGAACTGTCCGATATGAGCCGGAACCCGTTCGGACGCTGACGAACCGTCACGCTGTCCACCATCGGCTTGCTCACGTTCAGCGAGGCGATAGCCATGTTCCGCTCATACACTTCAGCAGATTTCAAGCCACGCAACGCCTTTGGAACATGCTGTCCGGGCACCTTCTCCCGGCCATCGTATATCGTCTTCAACTGGGCGAGCATCGGAAGCCGGTTCACGAGCTTGTTTGCCAGCCTCGTCAGCAGCAGGCTATCCGTGTCATCCTCCGCAGCATCGGAAATGAGATTCTCAACAGCAGCCATAACACCAGCCTTTCTATGCTATCCGGAACGGGATGAAGAACGAATCCTCTTCCTCTTCCTCCCCGACCCTGGCGAGGAGCTTCATGCGAGCCGCATAAGCAAGAATGCCCGCCATGGCCGCGTCTATCTTCTTCGGACTATTCGGCGTCTCCTTGAACACCAGATAGCCGAACGAACGATCACGCCGACGCGCATTCCTGAAATGGTTCACCAGACGCGGGTCCGCGAACAAGGCGATATCGCCCGGCTCGGGAGGATCATCCGCGCCTACCTGCTCCCAGTCGAACTTGAAGTTGCTTGCCATCGTCACCAGCATCTGACCTATATCACGCGACCAATTGTTTGTGAAATAGCGGATAGCGCCACTATTGCGGCCGCGCGGAAACACCTTCAAACGGTCAGTGAACGCAGACTCCCACGAGGCGATCATGCTTTCCCACGGACTCACATCCGCGAAGAAACCGACCACGTTGTAATGCTCGAACATCCAACGCACCTTGCCATCGAACGCATCACGGTCAACACGCCACGACGCCTTCTCCTTCGCCTCATCCGGCTTCTGCTCCAACTTAATCAGGAACAGGAGGCCATCACGAACCCTGCAACCCACCAACGCGGTCGAATCATCGGAAACGGAGCCATCGAAGCCAAGCGTGATCTCATCATCATGACCGACGACGCGCATCCACGCATTCTCAGGATCATGCTCCCAATCCGCCTGCTCGAACACATCCGGATAAGCGAGATGAGATTGAAGATCCTCCTCAGGTATCCACGCATCCGTCACGC